AATCTATATAATAAATAAAAAATTAATATCACAACTAAAATAATTAAAATTAATATTGCAAATGTAATAATAGGATTATTTATTTTTTTATTATTATTCATAATTATATATAATAATATAATATATAATTTTTTAATGATTTAATACAATTTTTTATCTTCATTATTTAATTCATCTTCCTCTTCTTCTTCTATGTCTTCATCTACATCTTTTTTATCATATAATTTATTTATATCAAATTTAATATTAAATTTATCAATTATATATTTATTTGCTTTTTCATTACTTCTAAAAATTTTAAAAGGAGAAGCTGGTTTTGACATCGAAAAATATAAATTTAACATATTTTTAAATGCTTTATTCTTGCACATAATACATACACAAGTAACATATTCTTTATTAAATTTCTCTACTTCTTTATTGAATTGTGATTGTTTCATAATATAATTTAATGGCATACTTTGAGTATAATTTAAATCACAAATGACTACTATTTTATTTTTTTTATGTTTGCACTGAATTAACATATTTAAATAATTTCTTTTATATTCTTCAAATGATTCGTCTGTTATTTCGCAACTACTAAATTTTATATAAGCAATTGGCCAATTATCCAAATTAAATTCTGCTGCCATAATTATTTATAATATATAATTTTTATATATTATAAACTAAGTTACTTTCTTAAATCAAAGAGAATTTTTATTTATAACATTTAATAATGTATAAAAATATAAACTGAAGAAACTAGAGGGTAAAAGTATCTTAATCCAATTATTATCATCTCTTAAGAAATAATAAGGAATAGTAATAAATTTAAAATTATTTTCTTCAAAATAGATTGCATCTTTACCACATTTATTTCCATTTTCTCTTACAGATCGTGCAGAATCATATGTTACTTTTCCGGTTATAATATTTGTATCAGAAAATTTTCTACACTCTATATTATCTGCAATAAAATGTTTGCAATCTTTACATATTTTTTTTGTTGGAAGTAATGATGATTGAGTTTTAGTAAAGAATATAGAATATATAGATAGATTTAACAATTTCATTATATCTTAATTAGTAAAAATTCTTTATTATCATTTAATAAAGGATCTATCTAGAAAGGTTATTTGATAATTGAATAGAAGGGTAAACATATTTTTATGCGATGGAATAGGAGGGGGTAGGGGGAACCTAGGTTCCCTCTGATGGAATAGGAGGGTAAGATGGAATAGGAGGGTAAGATGGAATAGGAGGGTTTAGAAGGGAACCTAGGTTCCCTTTAATTGGAATTAACATAATTATTATATTTTCCAGGTTGATTCAACATAGTAAATGTAAAAGTTAATAAATTTTCTTGCCCTCTAAAATTAAAAAGTGTTCCATCAAAGTTTAAGAATTCAATATCTAACCAATATAATTTTCCATATGGAGGATTAAAATATTTTATTACACCATGAACAGGAATAGTTGATTGATTTATAATAGTATTTTCCAAATTTAGCAATGGAATAATTGAATAAGCATTTTGTGCTGAACCAGGTGAACTTAATAAATTAAAATCTTTAATTTTTAAAATAACATAGGGTTTATTTTCAATTTGATAAACATACGGGCTATATAAAATAGAAATATTTTGAAAAATTGTGCCTGATATACCAGTTGGATTTAAATTATTCATTTCCTCAAATGTAATTGTTGAATCATTATTAACTTGATATACTTGACAATAATATTGTATTCCTGTACCAGGATTTTTTAAAATAAAATAATCATTCACATAAAAAATATTTGTAAAATCTACTGTAATACCATTGTATGTTTTATTTGCAACTAATTTATATAATGGATAATTTTGATCTGAAAAAGCGGAAGTAGCCGTAATATTTCCAGGAGAAACATTTATATTTGATAAATCAATAACAGTAGAAGTATATTGTTGATTAATAAAACCAATTGTTTTATCTATACTATTTAATTTACAAGGTGAACAATTATCGTTAAGTACATAATTTAAATTATATACAAAATCTTGATTTGTTGCACGGTTACTTTGAATTCTTAATTTCAAATTAATTGGATTTCTCGAAAAATTATATTTTGAAATAAGATTAATAAATAGATCTCCATATTTTCCATTAAAAGTATCTAATAATGATTGATTGTCATACTGGCCTTCAGGTAATTGTATATTAGATAAATTACTAGGAGTCTCACTAATATAAAAAGAATTATTTGTTTCCGCTATATTATAAAAAGTGTTTGGAATTTGAGCAGCTGTTAATTCTGCAGAAACAATATCCTTCCATTCTTCAGGAACTTCAATTCTGTATTTATTTGAATTAGGATATAATAGATAATCTCTATCTCGACTATCAACAACTAAATGTTTGCTGATAGAACCATGTGTTTTATTTCTATCAGGAGGTTTAATAATATTTGGTTGATAATCTGGCTGTCCATCTTGAATACCTTGAGAAATAGAACTTGGGAAATTAGAAAAATTAGACATTATATAATATTATAATAAATAGGTATATTTTTTTTAAATATAAATATATATTTATTTATCTATATAGTAAAAATGGATGAATATATTGTTTATTTAATAACTAATACTAAAAATAATTGTACTTATATTGGTATAACAAATAATCCAGAACGAAGAATAAGACAACATAATGGAGAAATAAAAGGCGGTGCTAGATATACTTCTTCTAAAAAAGAAAATGGAGTATGGGAATATTATGCATTTATATTTGGATTAAATAAAAATGAAGCACTATCAATTGAAAAGAAAATACACATTCGTAGTCGAAAAACAAATGGTAAGAATTCTCTTGATAGAAGAATAAAATGTATAAATAATATTCTAGCAAAAGAAAATGAAAATAAAAAGGATTATTTTGTTATTCTTTAGGGGGAACCTAAGTTCCCTTCTAAACCCTCCTATTCCGAGGGAACCTAAGGTTCCCTACTATACCCTCCTATTCAATCTTACCCTCCTATTCCATTTTATCCTTCTATTTCATCAAATTAGATTATTCTTTAAGATTAAATAAATTTTTTTTCAAAAAAAATATGTAATCTAAATATAATAATTATGGAATTAGAATTTATTGAAAAAAAGGTAAAAGATGAATTAATAAATAAACCATTTCGAGAATGGAATAAAGAATCAATTCATTTTTTATTGAGAATTTTTGAATCCCCTGTATATCATTCTTTTACTACTATAAATTTAATATTGTTAAATGATTATATATTATGGAAGGAAAAGAATGAACCAATTAAATGTATGGAATCACAATATTTAGAAGAAGAAATGTATTCCTTAGAACATTTGCAAAAAATATATTCAATTGTAAATGAAAATATAGCTAATCAACGATATTATAATTATGTTCATATGTTAAGTCAATTTAAAAAGACTAGTGTAAATGATAATGGATTTTTTTTTTCTGATTTTATAATGGATAATTTATTTAGTATTATTGGAGGAATAATCTTAATGACATTATATATTATCTCAAAATTTGTTATAAGAAATACTATTCTTCAAAAATTAAATACTGGATATAATCTAGAATCATCAATGCATCCTGTCTTTTTTCAAATTCCTATATTACAAAAACAACAGCAATTTACTGAACCAAATTTTATAGATATTCTGTCACAGTCATTTTCTGCACCAGTGGTTGCTCCACCGGTTCCACTACAAACAGCTCCACCACCAGTTCCAGTACAAACAGCTTCTCCTCCACCAGTTAAAACAAAAGATGAACAAACACCAAGTATGATGCAAAATGTATTAATGAATATTTGCAAAAAAGTATTTCCAGATATAGAATTAGAAGCAAAACAAGATAAAAATATGGATTTTTTATTTGATAAAATAAAAGAAAAATTTTTTGAAATTTAAAGATATAGTAAAATAGAGGGTAAGATGGAATAGGAGGGTTTAGAAGGGAACCTAGGTTCCCTCTGAGGAGGGATAAGGGGGAAGCTTAGGTTCTCTCAGAATAGGAGGGTAAGATGGAATAGGAGGGGGTAAGGGGGAACCTAGGTTCCCTCTGAGGAGGGATCTAAAGGGAACCTAGGTTCCCTTTGAAGTACTGAAAAATAAAGTCTCTGTTTTCACTAAGTCCATTTTCATAAAAATGATCTATAGCTTCTTCATCATTTAAATGATCTAAATCTTTATATTTGTATTTATAATATTTTACCCATTTCAAATTAATATTATTATATCTGAAACGATCTTCAATAAAATCATTACGATTTCTATATATTATATTATTTGGAGATGAATTTAACGGTGTCCAATATTTGCAACCTTCAAAAAAATAATGTATTACCATAGACATTCGTGATAAATTACCTAATCTTTTACTTCCACCATGTATTAAATTTGCATGCCAAATAAGAGCATCGCCTTTTTTTATAATTCCATATTGCGGATTAATTTTTTCTTTAATTATAATTTCTTCTATTTTATCTTCATATGATTTATAATCACCTGGATCTAAATTTAATTTTTGCATATCATAAAAATCTAAATTATGACTACCAGGATAATAAACAAGTGGCCCCTGTTCTATAGTAATATCTTCAAGTGCAATCCATACTCCACACATTAAATTTTTAGGATCACTACAAAAATGTATTTGATCAGAGTGTAATCTTTGTTCAGTTCCATTATAAAAATTTAATGTTTGAAAGGGTATCGGTAATCGATTATATAATTGAAATAATAAATTTAAAATAGCTGGATTAAAAGCTAATTCTCCAATCACATCAAAATCTTTCCATATATCAGGTAATCTTTTATTATTCATATTTTCTGGATTTTTTGTATAAACATCTTCAATAATTTTATCAATTATTAAATCTGGAACAAGAGATTTTATAACTAAATATCCATTTTTATTAAAATCTTCATGCATATTTTAATTATTATATATAAATAATTTAATTATATTATCCTTAGTTGAAAAATACTTTACCTTTAACTTAAAAATAAGTTTATATTGAAAATATATGATTCATAATTTATTTTTTTCCTCAAAAAATATAAATGCAATAAAATTAATTATTGAAAATGAAATTAAAAAAACTATGAATACTAGTACTAATATTCAAAATAATTATTCTGTATTAATTGATGAAACAATGAAATATATTGAATCAAATATTAGTCCCGTTCCACCAAATGGAATGGATGAAGAAGAATATTTATTTTTAATGAATAAGAAAGTATTTGAAACAGTTGTTCCTGTTATAAAAAAAAAAGAAGGAGAAATTATTAAAGACATGGAAAAACGGAGTAGTCCACCAGTAAAAAGAAATCCATTGATAGATCAATTTAATAGTGATCTAACGGGAACTAAAGAAAATGAAGCATCTGCTATATTTAATTCAGTTTTAATGAAAAATTATGAAATGCCGGAAATAATTGATTATCCTGTTCCTTCTGGTAGTATTAAAAAAAAGATTGAAATAGATACAAAAATGAAGTCATTAGAAGATGAAAGATCAACTTTAATACCAAAAATAAAGCCAATTGATTTTTCAGTTAAAAATGAAGAAAAAAATAATACAATGCAGCGATACAATGAAATGTTAACTAGTTATAAAAGTGAACCTGAATCAGGTAATCGATTATTAGATTCTTTAGGAATAAATGATTATAAAAAATCAGATGATGTAATTGGAACTTCTAATCCTAAATCTGTTAGATTTTTAGATGAGGTTCCTAGAGAGGTTCCTAGAGAGATTCCTAGAGAGGTTCCTAGAGAGGTTCCTAGAGATGTTCCTAGAGATGTTCCTAGAGATGTTCCTAGAGAGGTTCCTAGAGAGGTTCCTAGAGAGGTTCCTAGAGAGGTTCCTAGAGAGGTTCCTAGAGAGGTTCCTAGAGAGGTTCCTATAGAAATGAATAATAAAATATCTGAGATTCTCGATAAAATTAAAGATATGAAAAATACAAATTTTGAAAATAATAAAACTAAGAAAATATATTATACATTTAACTCCAAAGAAAGAGATTTTGAAAAATATTCGAATCCTGCATTTTTTGAAGTACCATTTGTTGTAGAAGATTCTGAAATAAAATACAATAGCGTTATAGATAAAAACAATAAAATAATATTTAAAGAACAAACTGTTAAAAAAAATATTTTTAAATCAGAAATTGAAAAAATAAATAATATTCAGAAAATAATATGCACTATGATTAATATTCCACTTATTAAAATTTCTGATTCATATATGTTATTAAATATATCAGAATTAAAGAGTTCATATAGAATATGGAATAATAAAGTTGATTCTTTAACAAAATATTCAGTTCAAGGAAATATTCTTAAAGGAGATGAGTCATGTGAATATTTTGTATCGGAAAAAATAAATAAATTAACTTTACAGTTATTAGATAAAAATAAAAACCAATATTTATTCGAAAATGATAAAATATATATTGATTTATTCAAAGAAAGTGATAGAAAAAAAACTATTATTATGATTAAAAACATTGGGGGAATTGAAAAGGGAGATCTATTATATTTTTATAATACTATTCCTTTAAAGGAACAAGTTGTATTTTTAGAAGATGATATTTATATTTCGAAAATAAAAAGGGATAAAGATAATAATATACTTGAAGTATATGTATCATATAAAGATGATAAAAATAAGGCAATTCATGTTAATATGAATGAAATAATAAGTGATAAACTAAATAAATATATTGTATTTTATAATAAAAAATTAGGTAGTACACATTATTTTAAAATTGTAGATATAAATGATACTTTTATTACTATTAATAATATTAATTATGTGCCTCTTTTTGATATAAAAGACTTACGTGTTGGATTTTCAGAAAATAATTTAAGGGGAGTTAATGATAATGATACAAATAGTTTATTTAATAATAATGGATATCGAGTATTAAATATAGATTCAACTAATATTGAAATTGATTTTTTATTTGAAAATTTACCATCTTATTTGAGAAAAAACAAGGAATATAATAATAAATCAATATTTTTAGTACAAGATAAAATGCAAATAGAATATAATTTTACTATAGAATACAAAGAGTTGTAGATATGATCTTTTAACAAAAATTGATTAATATTTTTTATTAATCATTTATTGATATATATTTTATTAAATATGAACCCAGAAATACTTCCTGCAAATAATATTATCTTCACTTTAGATCTATCTGAAAAGTATCTAAACATGACATTTTATGAAAATAACGCTACTGACCCAAACAATATAACATCAATTCCGGTAAATATTGATATTGAAGTTGATGGAAAAGAATTTATATCAACTATTAGTGAGACAATTGGTATATTTAATGATACATTTCATATTACTAATGAAACTATTGATGATTTTTTTACAGATTTAACAGAATTTAAAAAAAATTTAGAAGAATTAGCTGAATATAAAGAAAAATTTTTAATTGAAGAAAGTGAAGTTAATAGAGAACATTTAGATGATATTGAAGTATATGAAGAAGAAGTTATTGATCATTCTGATGGTGACCAGACCGATGGTGAACATGCTGAAGATGAACACTTAGATAGTGAACAGACCCATGAAGAACACTTTGAAGGTGAACACTTCGATGGTGAACATTCCGAAGGTGAACACGTTGAAGAAGAACATTCCGAAGGTGAACACTTCGATGGTGAACACGTTGAAGAAGAACATTCCGAAGGTGAACACTTCGATGGTGAACACGTTGAAGAAGAACATACCGAAGGTGAACATATTGAAGAACATTTTGATGGTGAGCATCACGAAGAATACAATGAAGAAGAATACTCTGAAGAAGAACACGATGAAGAATCACACGATGAAGAAGGCGAACACCATATTGAAGAACATTTCGAAGGAGATCATGATATTGAAGAGCATCATTACTCTGATTTTACAAAATTGGAGTACCACTCTCAAATTAATACAAATCATCCTGATTTTCCTAGTTTTGATGAAGAGGTTTCGCGATTACTAAATGAAAAATATAATCATTTATATGATGATATTTATCTAATTAATCAAAATCAAGATCCAATTAATTATACTAATCAGAAGGTTGTTGACAATTCTACTACATATAAAGAACCTCCTATCTATCCTTTTATTATTTTGATTGTGTTTATTATTCTATATCTAATTGGATATAGAAGAATGGAACTTTTAAGAAATAGAGTAATTACAGTCTAATTAAACTATTATTAGGTAATCTTTATTATAATATTTAATTTAGCAAAGACTACATGAAAATCGCGAATTAGTTTGTATCTGAATATTTGATGATGCTGCTATTTCTTCAGAATGATTATCAGCCATCTTAACTAATATTTCCCTTACTGATTTCTTAATGTTTTTTACATCTGGATAAAGTGTTTCTAATCGAGTTGTATCTAAATAATTATTTGATCTACCTGCTGCCAATATTTCTCGTTGTTCCTCAATAGTAAAGTTTGTCCATGTAAAATTAGGATCAACTACTTCTTTATAAATTTCTAATATTTCATTGTGTGTTATTAAACCTGGATTAGTTAAATTTACTGTACCTGTCACATTTTTTTTAATCATATCAATCATTATAGGTAATAATTCATTTAATACAGTCATTGAGTTTGGAACAGAGCATATTTTTTTATAATTAGTAATTTTTGTAATAAAGTTACGCGGGCTTATTTCATCTGTAATTGGCATTCTAATTCTTAAATTTAAAACAGAATCTTCATAAAATTTCATTAAACGATCTGTATAACCTTTTACAATAGAATATGATGATCCAAAGAAATTAGGAAGAGATTTTTCAGTAAATCCATTTACTTCTTCGCCAAATGGATGTTCATTATCATACTCAAAAATGCAACCTGTACCTAAATAAGTAAAATGAAATTTATATTTTTGAGATAAAATAGATAAAGTTACTGGGCTAAATAAATTATCTCTAATATTTTCAACTAATTTTCCATCTTGTTCTAAATAATCAATAGTAGGAAATACTTTTCCATTGTGAGTACCATATGTTCTTCCAATAAAAGATAGTACATGTGTAGGAGCATGAGTTTTTATTTCATTTTCTAAATTTTCAATATTATCAACACGTGAATTTCCGATAATTGTTTCTATATCAGTTTCTTTTTTTAATAAATTATATACTTTATTACCAATCCATCCATTAGCACCATAAATTAAAACCTTCATATTATATTTATATTATATTTATATTATATTTATATTATAAAAATTGATTTTAAATAATAATAGAAATGTATTATTTAATAATTTATTCAATAGTGGAATGGAAACTTCTAATTTCTTTACAAAAGATGAATTGAATAACTTAAAACAAATTCAATTCAATAATATTGAACTAACAAATGAAAATTTATATTTATTTTTAAATAATATTGTTAAAAATATTAAAACAGATAATTGTTCTAAATATACTGAAGTTGGTAAAGAAATAATAGATATAATTATGAAATTTCCTAATAATCCACTTTCTATATCAAATGTATATAATATACTTATTGAAAAGTTTACAGAACATTTTATATGTAAAATAATAGTTTTATATTTTTATGGGAATATTTACAAACATTCTGACGCTATTTATTCATATGAAACATTAATTAAAAAATATTTTTTAAAATTTAATTGTATTAAAAGAAGAAATATTTCTTATGATGAATATAAGCAATATTTATATAATGACTTGCCAAAATTATTATCTTTTTACAATTATTCCCTTTACATGAAGAATTTATTTAAAAACCATACTATAGCATCTTCATTTGATGTATTATGTATTGTGAATGATAATAAAAAATTCATTAATGGTTCTGGAAAAACTTTATCAACTGAACTAAGAATGATTATTTTTAGAGATATTTTTAATATTGGTCTTAAGAGTAGATCATCTTTTTATACAAAAAGAAGATCTATGAAAAATAATTTTGAATATCACATATTAAATATGAATAAGAAAAAGAAGAAGAAAAAGAATAATAACATGCATTTTTTTAAATCATATGAAATGTATAAAGATATTCTTTCAGAAGATTTACTATCGATTGATTTTATAGGAACATATAAAAATTTAGAAATACTATGTGAAATTTGTAATTGATATTGTAAGGTTGAAAAAATTTAAAAATTAATATTTATAAAATATAGAATGTGCGGAATTATTGGCTATTTAGGAAAAGATAGTTTCTATGAATATATATTTACTGGATTAAAATTATTACAAAATAGAGGATATGATTCAGTCGGTATATCATCAATTTATAATAATAATTTTTATACTAAGAAATATGCATCGACAAATACAAATAATGCATTAGAAAAATTAGAAATTGAAATATTACATGATTCTATAAATTTAAATGATTTTTCTATTGGAATTGGGCATACAAGATGGGCAACACATGGTGGTAAAACTGATACAAATGCTCATCCACACGGAGATAATAAAAATAGAATTTCACTCGTTCATAATGGAATTATTGAAAATTATTTTGAATTAAAAAAAGAATTATTAAAAGATGGGTTTATTTTTCATTCACAAACAGATACTGAAATTATAGCTGTTCTAATTGGTAAATATTTAGATGAAGGACTTACAGTTGAAGATTCAATAAAACGATGTTTAGAAAAATTAATTGGTACATGGGCACTTGTTATAATACATAAAGATTATCCTAATAAAGTTTGGTTAACTCGGAATGGATCCCCACTTTTATTAGGAATGGAAGATGAATATATTATAATTGCATCTGAGAAAATTGCATTCCATAATTATATAAAAAAATATATTATATTGGAAAATCATGATATTATTGAAATGACTAAAGAAAATGATATAATTAGATATAGTAAAAATATTCAAAGATATGAAATAAATACTAGTTCTACTATAGAAATTGACCTTTATCCCAATAATTACGAACATTGGATGTTAAAAGAAATTATGGAACAACCAGAATCAATCAATCGTGCATTAAATAATGGAGGTAGAATAGAAAATGATACTAATATTAAATTGGGAGGACTTGATTCTTATCGTGATAAATTATTGAAAATTGATCATCTAATATTATTAGGATGTGGTACATCATTTTATGCAGGATTATGGTCACTCGATATATTTAAATCATTAGATATTTTTGATACCGTTACTATATATGATGGTGCAGAATTTAATTCAAAAGATATACCAAAAAAAGGCAAAACAGGAGTTATATTATTAAGTCAATCTGGAGAAACAAAAGATTTACATAGATGTATTAAAATTGCTAAAGATTGTAATTTAATAAGTATTGGAGTTGTAAATGTCGTTGATTCTCTTATTTCAAGAGAGACTGATTGTGGAGTTTATTTAAATGCAGGACGTGAAGTAGCTGTTGCATCAACTAAATCTTTCACTAATCAGTGTGTAGTATTAACATTAATTGCTGTTTGGTTTTCTCAAAATAAAAATACGATGGAGGAAAAAAGAAGAAAAATAATATCGGATTTAAGAAATCTATCATATCAAATAACTGTATTGTTTGAAAAAATAGAAGATATTAAGAAATATGTAGATCGATTTATTAATAAAAAATCTATTTTTTTATTGGGAAAAGGAAAAGATGAAGCTATTGCAAAAGAGGGATCATTAAAGATTAAAGAGATTGGCTACATACATGCAGAAGGATATTCTTCATCTGCATTAAAACACGGGCCATTTTCTTTGATTGAAAAAGATTTACCAGTTATTTTATTTGATTTAAATGATGATTATAGAGAGAAAAATAACAATGCATATAATGAGATTATAGGAAGAGGAGCATTTATTTTAAAAATAACAGATTTGAACAATAGCGATGAAGATTGTATATGTATACATAAGAATCAAACTTTTGGAGGATTAATTGCAAATATATGTATTCAGTTATTAAGTTACTATTTAGCATTAGAACTAGGACATAATCCGGATTTTCCCCGAAATTTAGCAAAAGTTGTTACTGTTGAATAGGGGGAACCTAGGTTCCCCCTTACCCCCTCCTTCTAAAGTTATTATTGTTGAATAGGGGAACCTAAGTTCCCCTTACCTCCTCCTTCTAAAGTTATTATTGTTGAATAGGGGGAACCTAAGTTCCCCTTACCTCCTCCTTCTAAAGTTATTATTGTTGAATAGGGGGAACCTAGGTTCCCCCTTACCTCCTCCTTCTAAAGTTATTATTGTTGAATAGGGGGAACCTAGGTTCCCCCCTTACCCCCTCCTTCTAAAGTTATTATTGTTGAATAGGGGAACCTAAGTTCCCCCTTACCTCCTTCTTCTAAAGTTATTATTGTTGAATAGGGGGAACCTAGGTTCCCCCTTACCCCCTCCTTCTAAAGTTATTATTGTTGAATAGGGGGAACCAAGGTTCCCTCTTACCCCTCCTTTACATTTGTAACGTAGATCTATTGCTTTTGTACATTTGTATTTTAAATTCTACCATTAATAAGTAAGTAAAATTTATAAATATAAAAAGTTTGTTATATTTATAAATGATTTCAAATGATGATAATGAAATGGAACAATTTGAACGAGAAAAAAAAATAAAAGAAGAAAAAGAAAAAGAAAATCAACAAAAAATAGCAATAAATAATAATTTTAAAATACTAAAAGACCTAATAATAATTAAAACAACAGCTATTACTAATAATAATTATTCATCATCAACTCCATTAGCACGTTATTATGATCAAGAGTTAGTAACACATTTAGATTCAATTTATAATATTTTACAAATAATGGATGAAAGATTAAATAAGTTAGAAGAGAGATAATAATAAATTTGTAAATAAAAATATAGTATATGTATACGCTGATATAAAAAATATTTTTTTACATATTGTTAACGTAAAATAAAATCCATCTACACAATATATTACAAAGGATATATTTTGTTGTATATTTTGAATAGAAGCATCATCTATTTTAATAATGTTTATTCTTCTTCGACAAATTATACATGACATTTTTTTTGATAACCATTCGGTTAAACAATCATTATGAACATAAGTATTACATTCACAATTTTTTATTAAATTTATATGACCATGATTTATTAGTTCTATTAAAGTATATGTTTTAGATTTATCGTCGCCATAATATTTATCCAAACAAATAAGACATTCATTGTCTAGTTCATTTTCATCATTGTCCTTTTCATTGCTTAGTTCTTTATTATTTTTTTTATCCTTATATATGTTTTGTTCAATAGTATCTAGCATATCATGGCTACTTATTGAATAAAACATATCTATTATATAATGATATTACAAAAAAAAAATTGAAAAATATTTTTGCTATATTTTTTTTGTAATATAATATAGTGTGGTAGAGTTCCCGAGCGGTCAAAGGGGCGAGACTTAAGTACGGTTCAAAGAAATCTCGTGCTATTGCTTCGCGGGTTCGAATCCCGTCTCTACCATATTTTATAATAAATTCTAAATAAAAAAATTGACAGCTAAAAATTCTAAATTTTTTATTATTATTATAAAATACTTTTCTCGCAATTGTTAACAGTTATTAGACTCTATCGTTTATCGAAATGTCTGCTAGTGTTCCCTCTTGGAAACCCTCTTCTGGTCGTTGTCCTGCAACTAACACTGGTTACCCAACCTTTGCTAGCTACCACGATGTTGCCTACAAAGTTCCGAGTGTCGAGGGTAATCCTCGTTCACTTGAGGACTTTGTTGAGGGTCGTTTTATGGACTTTGCACATGGAACCTGTCTTTTTTTCGATGTCAATCCCAAGCATGGTTACAAGTTTAAGAATGGCTATTATGCCAATCCAACCCAGATCATCACTTGGATCTTGACTGCATCTAAGAATTTTGATGAGGAGGGCACGACCAAAGCGGTCATCCTTTCAATCAAGAATTTTGTGATTGCATTCTTTCTTGACTCAAAGCAAGACGGTCCCAACAAAGAGATCATCCTTTCCAAGGATGCGAATACTGCTGTTTGCACTCGCAAGACGAATCGTCGCCCAGATAGTGACGATGTTCTAGAGTGGCTTTTCAGCAAGGTTCGACCTGTTGATTTTTCCATTCTTCCCGAGAAGACCAAGGAGGTTTTCAATGATATTCTATCCCAAATTGGATCTGATTCTATTTCCCAAGCAACTGCTATTGTTCCTAGTGAACCTTCTGCTGGGAGTGGCTCCGGAGCCAAAAAGGGAAAGAAGAATCGCTCTGAGGTTTCCCGACAAAATGTTGTTTCTTCTTTGAATGATGCTCCATCTGGTGCTTCTCTTTCGAATACCAATCTTGTTGAGAAGAATGCTCCCCACTTTTCTAATGATGACCTCATTCGCAAGATTGATGAAAAAAAGAGAATGGTGGCGAAGCTTACTGCCAAAATGGAGGCTGAAAAAGCTAAGACTCGCGAGATGATTCTTTCTTCTGACCATAATGTAGAGGTTTTGACTACTCTTACTAGCGCGCTTGATCTTAATCAGCTTTCCATCTTGCAACAATGCCTTGCATCTCGCAAAGAGAGTCTTCAAAGAGAAATTTCTGTCTGAGTAGAATTCATATGTATGTGATTTTATATATCATGTAGGTTTATGGGGAATTATCCAAAAATTCCACCCCGTCAGGCTTACGATAAGGCCATTTATAATTCTAAATAACACTATTTTCTTTTAAATATTTGTTAATTCCAATGGCTTGTCTATAAGACCAATATACTGATCCAAATAATATCAAAACAAAATTTGGAAATAAAATTAATCCTGTATAATTTGATGGTTCATTATAATAATATGTAAATAATAGTCTAGGAAAACTAATTAATCTAAATATAAAAAAGAAAAATAAATGAATCAACCATGATAAACATGTTATTGAATAATGAAATTTAGATTCTTTTAATAAAAATCCAATATTTAATAATATAGTATTTGACTCTAATAAAAAAATCATATACATTGCATAAAAACCCTTATTTTCTTTATTATATAGTGACTGTAAACTAAAAAATAGTAAATTAATAGCAGATATATGATGAATAATAAATAAATATTTTTTATAATAAATGCAACGTAATAAATCAACTATAAAATAAGAAAAACAAATAGATGCTGTTAAATATTGCATTTCATTATCATCTTCTTTTATTTCTGGATTATATAAAATAGAATTCTTAAGTGAAAAAGATGAGGTTATTGTTATTATACCGGAATGTAAAGTTGAATATATACACTCGTTTATTTTTTCCATTTTAGATATTGGAAAATATTTCTTCTCAACTAAGTAATTACTTAAATTATTTGATGCTCTAAATAATGTTTGGACTATATAAAAAGAACCCAAAATATAAGTTAATAGTTTCATAGTTACTATTATTATAATAATATATATTTTATATTTTATTATAACTATTCTTATAACTATTTTTAC